ATGGCGCACTTTGCTGAAATTGACGAAAACAACATCGTTTGCCGAGTCATTGTCGTTGGAAATAACGACTGTAAAGACAGCAGTGGCAACGAAAGTGAAGCGGTTGGGGCCGATTTTTGTCATCGCCTTCTTGGCGGGGTTTGGAAACAAACCAGCTACAACGCCAATTTTCGTAAAAATTATGCGGGTATCGGCTATACATATAATCCTGTGCTTGACGCTTTTATTGCTCCTCAACCATATCCTTCATGGGTATTGAACACCGCAACATGCCAATGGAACGCTCCTGTTCCCTATCCTGATGATGGGCGCGTATATACTTGGGACAAATTAACAACATTATGGGTTTTGATGGAGCTGCCATAATGGCTATTAAGGTTTTGGACGACGGTCGAATTGCCGATGAGTTTGAAATTGGCGAAGAGCCGCACGTTCTCAAGGATGCGCTTGTCATGCGTCTTAGCGAGTACGAGGCACTGACGCCTGAGCAAATTCAGGCCATGAAGCAGGCCCGCTACGACAACTGGATTGCCATCATCACTGCGCCGCAGGAGTAAGAGATGGCTAATCGGTATTGGGTTGGTGGCAGCGGAACTTGGGACGCAACATCTACAACGCATTGGTCTGCTACGTCTGGCGGTGCATCAGGAGCATCAGTTCCGACAACCGCAGATAATGTTTTTTTTGATCAAGCAGGAACTTATACCGTTACGCTCAGTGTTGGCAATGTCCTTGATTTTACCGTATCTGCCGGAACAGTGACTTTTTCCGGGACCGGATCACCTTTTGTAAATATTGCAGGTAATTTTTCAACCATAGCTGGAACAGTATGGTCTATGGGAACTGCTGGGCAAATAATTTTTGTCGCCACATCCGCAAAAACAATAACAACAAATGGGGTAACCTTGACCGCTGGAATTATAACTTTTAATGGAACAGGTGGGTCGTGGCAACTCCAAGATGCTTTTACAACAAATTCAACGTGCAATACAACCTTGACAACTGGAACCTTGAATTTAAATTCTAAAACATTAACAACGGGAATTTTTACAAGTAGCGGGTCATCTACACGAACAATCGCGTTTGGAACCGGCAATATAACTTGTTTAAGCCCCGCATCCGGCAATATTTGGGATACATCAACATCTACGGCACTTTCAACCACAGGAACTCAAATTGTAAATATTGTCTATTCAGGTGCTTCTGCTGTGGGTGTCACAACAGGTACGCTTAATGAAGCCAATTCTATATCTTTTAATTTTACTGGCGGAACATATAGTTTAACATTTTTAGACATTGCGTCTTCTTCTGCAAAAAATATAAATTTTTCTGGTTTTGCCGGAACATGGGCTGCTACGAGTACCGCAATTATTTACGGTAGTCTGACATTATCTGCGAGCATGACTCTTACACCAATTCTTTCTGCAATGGCATTCCGCAGTACATCTGGCACACAAATCATCACTTCCAATGGGAAAATAATTGACTTTCCCTTAACATTTAATGGTGTCGGCGGGACATGGCAACTTGCAGATGCGTTGACCATGGGATCAACACGCGCGTTAACCCAGACCAACGGAACGCTTGATCTTAATGGTAAAACTTTAACTGTGGGGGCGAATTACTTTACTGGAGCTGGAACTAAGAACTTGACGTTCAACGGCGGAACGCTTGTTTGTCCGGCTGCCAGCACAACATCCTTTAGCAATAATGCCCCTACTAATTACACGACAACGGCTGGGACTGGCACTGGCAAGATCAGCATGACTGCCGCTACGGCGAAGACGTTCGTTGGCGGCGGTTCAACCTTCAACTGCACCTTGTCCAATGATGGTGCCGGTGCGTTGACAATCACTGGCTCAAACACTTTCACTAGCATCGCCAATGGCGTTCGACCGACCAGCTTCTTGTTTACCGCAGGAACAACTACGACCGTCACTAACTGGAATGTCAGTGGAACGGCTGGAAACCTTGTTACTATTGGTAGTGTGACGGCGGCAACGCATACACTCTCACAAGCAAGTGGGACTGTCAGCTCCAACTACTTATCTATATCCAGATCAACAGCCACTGGCGGAGCGTCTTGGTACGCTGGAGCCAACTCAACCAACGGCGGTAACAATACGGGCTGGATATTTTCAAATGCGCCAATCGCGTACAGCATAACCGCTACAAACGGCACGTACACGTTAAACGGCCAATCTGTTGGCATCGCGCGTGGAATTGTTCTGTCTGGCTCATATGGATCTTACGCCGTTACAGGCCGTAACATAACCATTGCAAAAGGTAGCTTGCTTCTACCACAAAATGGCTTATACTTCTTAACCGGGCAGGCCGTAGACATCACGTATACCCCCACCCCGCCGGTTACAGGACCGACGCAGTACTTTATAGAAATCCGGTCCTTTACGGAAACTAGGAGAATATGATGTCGATTAACCTGAAAGCCATCACAACCCGGTTGGGCTATCAGCAAATCACCTCTCTCAGCTCTTCTACGGCGCTGACAGTGCCGTTGGTTGACCTTAACGGCTTGAACTGCCGTCCGGTTATCGCGTTGATCACCCCCGAAGGTCAGGCTGTTCGCTGGCGCGATGATAACATCGCCCCGACTTCGACGGTTGGGATGCCGCTTGCAGTGGGCGTCACGCTTCAGTACGACGGCGATCTGACCATGATCCGGTTCATTGAGCAGGTGGCGGGAGCCAAGCTCAACATCAGCTACTACGCTTAAAGGTGTCCCCATGAACGTCTCGCAGGACAACGCCCCAATGGACTACATGGATTATTTCACCAACCAGCTTCCCAAGAACCTGGCTACAATGGCGGCGCTGCGCGACGAGTTGGCCGTCCGTCAGGGCGCGCTGTCCGCCGCGCAAGATGCTCTTGCTGACCGTGCTAAAGCCGCTGACGAACTGGCTGCTGCCCGCGCTACCGCCGCCGACATAGTCGCCGGATCTCAGGAAGCTAGAGCGGCGCTGAAGGACGACCAAGCTAAGTTGAAAGCCGACCGCGCGGCGTTTGACGCCGCCAAGGCTGACGCGGACGCGGCTGCCGCTGCCCGCGAAGATCTTCTGGCTCGTAGGGAAGCCTCCTGCAATGCCAACGAAACCCGTCAAGCTACTGTTGCTGCGTCTTTGGACGCTCGCGCTGCGGCTCTTGACGACGCTACACAGGCCCTTGAGGCTCGTGTTAAGGCTTTCCAGCAGAAGGTGGCAAGTCTTTCCGCTTAACCGACTGGCCGGTAGCCAGGCACTCCTCGGAGTAACCCATGAACGACGAAAACCTGAATGCCCCAGTGGACGCCCCGGTGTCCATGCCAGAACCGGAAGCTACGGCGGCTCCAGTTGCTGACGATACAAGGCCGGAGGAACAGACGACTGAAACGACCAAGACCTTCACGCAAGAAGAATTGGACGCCATAGTCGGCAAGCGCCTAGCAAGAGAACAGCGTAAATGGGAGCGGGAACAGGCCCAAAAAGCTGCCCCCGCCGTACCGTCTGAATTACCGCCGCCTGATCAATTTGATTCGGTCGAAACCTACGCGAAAGCGTATGCTGAACGGATGCTTCAGGAACGGGAAGTTCAGAAACAGCGTTCTGAATACGTAGAAGCCTATCACGACCGGGAAGAGGACGCGCGGGCGCGTTACGAGGACTTTGAACAAGTCGCGTACAACCCCAACCTCCGCATCACGACCGTGATGGCCGAAACGATCCAGACGTCTGATGTCGGTCCTGATGTGGCGTATTATTTGGGGTCCAACCCTAAAGAAGCCGACCGCATTTCCCGTATGCCGCCTATCTTGCAGGCCAAAGAGATTGGCAAAATCGAAGCCAAATTGGTTTCAAATCCGCCCGTCAAGAAATCTTCGAGCGCGCCAGCGCCTATTGCACCTGTCACGGCCAGAAGCAGCGGAGCCCCCGCATACGACACCACTGATCCCCGGTCCATCAAAACGATGACCACATCAGAATGGATCGCCGCTGACCGGGCGCGACAGATCAAGAAGCTGGAAGCATCGAAATTCCGCTAACCTCTCACGCCTGAAAGGCTGACCAATGGCTAATAGCATTCTTACAATCGACATGATCACCAGGAAGGCCTTGGAGATCCTCGAAAACAATCTGGTGCTTTCGCGTAACGTGAACCGCCAGTACGACGACAGTTTTGCTGTCGAAGGCGCGAAGATCGGCTCCACGCTGCGTATCCGCCTCCCAGATCGCGCTCTCGTCACCAACGGCGCTGCGCTTCAGGTTCAGGACGACAACGAGCAGTACACGACCCTGACTGTTTCTACCCAGAAGCACATTGGCGTGAACTTCACCTCTGCCGAACTGACCATGCAGTTGGACGATTTCGCCGAGCGCGTTCTCAAGCCTCGCGTCAGCCAGTTGGCTGCCAGCGTGGACGCGGACGTCGCGAATGCCTACCAGAACATCTACAGCTCGGTTGGCACTCCCGGCACGACCCCGGCTACCTCGCTTGTCCTGCTTCAGGCCCAGCAGAAGCTTAACGAATACGCCGTTCCCATGGACCAGCGTTACGCCACTGTGAACCCCGCTGCCAACGCCGGTCTGGTCGAAGGCATGAAGGGCTTCTTCAACCCCACCAGCACGATCAGCCGTCAGTTCAAGACCGGCATGATGGGCGAAGGGGTTCTTGGCTATGACGAAGTCAACATGTCTCAGTCCATCGTGCAGCACACGACCGGGTCGCGCTCCACCACGGACACGATCCTCGTCAATGGCGCTGTCACGACGCAGGGCGCGTCCCTCATCAGCATTGATGGCGGCACCGGCTCCGCTACGGTCAAGGTCGGCGATGTGTTCACCATTGCCAACGTGTACGCGGTTAACCCGCAGACCCGTCAGACCACCGGCAGCTTGCAGCAGTTCGTTGTCACCGCCACCAACACCGCTTCCAGCGGCTCTTGGACCGACGTGGCGATCTCGCCCCCGATCTACACCGCCTCTCAGGCGCTGGCGACCGTGGACTCGTTCCCGGCTGACAACGCTGCTGTCACCTTCCTTGGTGCGGCTTCGACTGCCTACCCGCAGAACCTGATCTACAACAAGAACGCCATCACGCTCGGCACCGCCGATCTGCTCATGCCGCAGGGTGTGGATATGGCGTCTCGTCAGGTTCATAACGGCATTTCGATGCGTATTGTTCGTCAGTACGACATCAACAATGACCGTATGCCCTGCCGTATCGACGTTCTCTATGGCTACTCC